TACTTCTACTATCTGCCTGTGGAGGAGGGCCTCTATCTCTCCTGACAGGTGGTGGCCCTAACGTGGCAGCAAATGTGCAGGCAGGTCAGGAAAACAATCAGGCCGTATCTCAGGTTGAGGCTAACTCAACAGAGAATACGACCATAGACGGGGGGACAGTAACGATTATGAACAATGACATCCCCCTCTGGATGATCCTGTTGCTGATACTGGGCTGGATACTCCCCTCCCCTAGGGAGATGTGGAGAGCAACCCTAGCACCCTTCAAGGGACTATCGGTAAGGAAGAAGATGTGAAGAAAGCATGGAACAAACAAAGGCGAGCTGATGGTACCCTCAAGGAACTTAAGGGGCTCACCATACGTAGAGAAAAAGAGAAGCTTCTATTCTTGAGTGGTACTAGGTAATGTTTGATAACCTTGATAAAATTTTCTATGCGGTTGTTCCTGCTTCCCTTCTCTGGATGATCAGGACCATCTTCACCAACAATAAGAAGATGGAACTGATGGAGTACCGTATGAACCAAAAAGATGTGGAGGATGAGAAGAGACATTCTGAAACAAAGAACTCAATCGAAGCCTTGTGCACCACTCATGAGAAAGCTATGGACCGTCAACAGAAGATACTTGAAAAGATTTTGGAGAAATAAGAAGAATGGAAGACTCGCTTCAAGAGCCCCAAGAGGGTACTGGAACTGAACCTAAGAAACAGAAGACGTACAAGCGAGAGGTGGCCACAGTGCTGCTCTCTAGCCTAGGTGTGCAGACTGTATGTACCCTCAAGTATGGACAATAGCTGCACTCCCACCTCCCCTTGGTGAATGGTCTGGTATGATCATTGTGTCCGTCTTTGGGGTGGTAGGAGTGAGCAAACTACGGAAGTAACCTTAAGGGTTACCCTCCATCTCTTCGATCAGTCGGTCAAGGTACCACCTAGCTTTCTTCAAGTCTTCGATAGGCTTCCCTTTGTACCTGAAGCGGTGTAGGTACTTCTTTACTGACCCCTCAAGGAACCCACAGAACCCAACAGTAGTCATGTTGGACTTCATATAGTCGATACTCTCTATACCACCCTTAGTGTAGTGCTCTGGGTGGTTTACTTTATCTACCACTCCAGTAAGGGTTGGGGTTTCCTCGTAACTCCCATAGTGAATGTGTCCGCTCAGGTTACTGTTCATCTTCTGTCTCCTCCTTAAGGTCTAGTTCCCTTAGTTTCTTCATTCCTTGGAGTACTCCCCACTTCATGACCACCCTAACAGAGGGATCAGGAACCAATCGTATACTCCAACCTAGTAGTGTGGCACTTAGCCAATACCTAAAGTTGTTCATGTGCTCTCCTCACTTAAGTCTGTAGGTAATGAGAACGCTAGTTACCCACATTCTTTTTGCCCTGTCTCCAAGTTAATGTAGCAAGCCTCGCCCTCACCAAAGAGGTCCATCTGTTCCTCCTCTTGGAGTTCCTCCTCTGGTTCCACTACGTCTTCTGAGGCATTAGCAGTCAGCACTCCGTACCTCTTACCGTCTTGTCTGAAGGTGGTACACCCTGATGATCCTCCCTTGTAGGCTTGGAGGTAGACATCTTTGAACTCCTCCCAAGAGACATTCGAACCGACATTAACTGTCTTACTGCAAGCACTATCAACGTAGAGAGAAGCAAGGTTAAGTACTCTAACATGATCAAAAGGAGATAGTTCATTGGCTGTCCTTCCTTTAACTCCGAACACCCTGTAGCCATAGTCCTGCACTACCTCTTCCTTCACACTGTCGAAGGTAGTGATCTTCCTTGTATACTCATGGGCAAACACTGGCTCGATACCTGAGGATACATTGTCTGCACTTAGGCTGATGGTACCAGTAGGAGCAATACTTAGTAAGTGAGAGTTCCTTAGACCGAACCTACTGATGTCCTCCCTGATGTCTTCAGGTAAGGTGAGGGCAAACTCAGACTCCAAGAACTCTTGCTTGAGTGCAGGGAACCTTCCTTTCTCCACAGCTAGAGCAATAGAAGCACGATAGGCTGTGTCCCTTATGCACTTCATGATGTTACCTAGTACTAGGAGGAACTCATCAGAAGCATAAGGATAACCCATTGCCTCAATAGCGTTAGCTACTCCTGTTACCCCAAGCCCCATCCTTCTCTTGTTCTTAGCCTCCTGTTCCTGCTCAAGCAGGGGGTACACTGCTCGGTCCACTACGTTGTCCATGGCACGTACTACAAGAGGGATGTCATGCTTGAGTTGGTCGAAGTCGAAGTACCGATAGTACCCTGTCTGAAGGTCAAGGTTCTCCTTAACGTATTTGGTGAGGTTGAAGGACCCTAGTAGGCAGGACCCATAGGGTGGCAAGGGTTGCTCAGCGCAGGGGTTGGTAGCAGCTATAGTTTCACAGTAGTGGAGGTTGTTCTTCCTGTTCATCCGATCAATGAAGAGCACCCCCGGCTCTGCCCAGTCCCAAGTACTCCTGAGGATTTCATCCCATAGAGCCTTAGCGTCAATAGAGGAGTAGACTCTCCCTTCGAACTTTAGGTCGAACATGGTCCCTTCTTCTACTGCCTTCATGAACTCATCGGTGACACCAACAGAGATGTTGAAGTTGGTTAGGTTGTCATGGTTCTGTTTACTCCTAATGAACTCCTCGATGTCCGGGTGGTCTACCCTGAGGACTCCCATTTGTGCTCCTCTTCGGTGCCCAGCAGAACTGATGGTACGACATACTGCATCAAAGATACCCATAAAAGATAGGGGTCCACTAGAACGGCTATCGAGAGACTTAATAAGAGCACCTCTAGGGCGAAGTGTACTGAAGTCATAGCCTATTCCTCCCCCGAGTTGCATTGTCTTGGCTGCTTCCTTAGCTTTACCCATGATGTCGTCCATGGAATCGTCAATAGTACCACTGACAAAGCAATTATAAGGGGTAGTAGAGCGAGGAGAACCCATAGAAGACTGCACCCTACCAGCAGGTAGAAAGCGTTGATTAAGTAGGACCTCACGGAAGTTAAGAAAGTGTTCATGGTCATCCTTTAGGGCCTCTGCTACTCTGGTTGCTGCTTCCTTGAAGCCTTCTCCTTTACCTCTGTACTTCAGTGCATGGATTTCCCTGCTAACAGGTAAGGTAGGTCCGTATTCTTTTTCTTCCATTAAGTCTCCTCCTCTAGTTCTTCCTCTGGTACATCATCAAAGAAGTAATCGTTGAGGTCCAGTAGTTCTTCTTCTACTACCCACCTCAAGATCGTCTCCTGCTTGATGTCATTCTGCTCTAGTAGTACCTCCAGTCCGTAGGAGTCCACCAGTAGTTTAAGTTGTTGTTCCACTCAAGAGTACTCCTCCCTCAGTCGTTGCATTGAGACAAACTCAGGGCTATAAGTACCACCTTCTACTCCTCTTTTGATGAGGAGTCCTTGCCACCAAAGGTCGTTACAATGTCCAGCCCATGTGCTTTCGTAGTCTTGGTAAACCCCTGCCACACAACCCATAATCTTTTTACCGTCCGTATTTGTACGTACAGCCCAATCAACAGTATGACTGTGAGCAGCAGTACAAGAGGTAAAGTTTTTGGAGATAAGAGAATAAGCATGATGCTCACCCCCAATAGGGCGGCCCATGACACCACTGACAAAGTAGTGAGCATAACTAACACCGTCACTAGTAAATATTCCGGGGGTTTGCCCTTTGTACTCCACCACCTGCTGGTAGTAATCATCAAAAGCAAGGTCCTTAAAGCTGACACCGAACTTCTCTCCTTCTAAATGTGGTTCATAGTCTAGTACTCTCTTGATGCGGTGTTCGTGGTTCCCCTCAAGCACCACCCGATAGGGTAGCTTACGTTTAGACTTCTTGATGGGGTGCCACATCCTGTCCTGAAAGTCTAGGTGTGCCTCAATGTCTGCTTCATAGTTCTTACCATGGAAGGAAGCCTTACCTTTATCGTAAGAACTAAGGGAGGGCATGTCTGCTGCATCCCCCATGTTCACCACGAGGTCAGGCTTAAGGTCCTTGATCAACTTACCTACCCAGTCTGCTCTCTCATTATGGAACTCTGGGTGACTATGAGGATCAGGAATTACTAGATGAGTTTTGCTCACGGTATTCCTCCTGAATGTCTAAGAGTGCCCTCTCTGCCTGCTCCTTAGGAACAGCAAGAGCCCATTGAAGTCTCCAGTAAGCTTCGTTAGTCATTAGTTATCCCTTCTTCTTCATAGTCGAACGCTATCTCTAGTGCTTCGAAGTTAGTCTTGAAGTAGTTGGTGAATCTATAGGCTGTATTCATGTCCTTGTGGTATAAGGGGAGTTCCTCCATGGTCTCGTCGGTGTGTTCAACAAAACATATTGTTGTCCATACACCTGTCTCTGGGTCTTGGTGTGGACCCACTGTTACGTTGTGTATCTTCATTTGCCCTTCCTTAACTCGAAGTAATGCTTGGCGTCAACCACCACCAATGGTTTCTTTCTGTCAGCCTTGATGACCACCACTGGTTCCATCTTCTTAGGTGCAGCTTCAACTGCTTGTGAGTACCATGAGTACACAGCAATAGACTGCCTAGCCTTGCACTCTATGGATACAGGGAGGAGCCTACGGGCAGCAGGGGACAACTGTACGTCCTCCCCCTGTTGACCCATGGCTGTGCTCTTTACGTCATCAGCCTCCAGTCCTCCCCATAGTTTCAGGATAAGGTCTCTGGTCCACTGTTGGAGCTTCCTTCCCTTTGCCTTACCGCTTGAAGTTTTCATAGGCAGTACCGAAGATACCTAAAGTTTTTCTTATAAAGACTCTTAGTGATGAGAACTGCCTCTCGTTCTTCCTTCGTAAGGCTATAGGACCCTCCCAAGAGAGCTTTAATTGGGGCGACTAACTTCTCTTTATCCCTCGCTTCCTTTTCTTCTTTAATCCTGTCATTAGCAACTCTTACCAGTGCTCTCTCCTGTTGTTGACAAAATCGAGAGTGGTCGTTGTTGTAGTTTTTAAAACGAAACGGCACACCAAACATCAAGTTACCTCCGGTACCTTGGGTAGGTTCTTCACTGTGGTTAAGAAGACAGGACCTCGAGCATAGATGAAGGTACGTACTGTTGGCCAACAAACCTTCTTGTAGTCACAGTAGGAGCAGTTAGTTCCTAGTTTTTTGTTTCCGCTTTTTCCTTCGTTTACTGCTTCGAATCCTTGCTTTGGGGCTACCTTCTGGCCTACCTCCTCCTTAAGGCTTTTGACAAACTCTTGCTTGCCTTTCAATTCTTCTGTGAAGTTGTACTTGTCGAGGCAGATGTGTCCATGTTGTTTGTCCACCACTAAGAAGGCTCCATGTTTCTTATCGGTGACAAGAGGATCATCCTTAGAGGCATAGACATAGGAGGATAGTTGCTGGATGTACCCAAAGGGATCATCACCTCGTAGTCCATGTTCCTTAAACTTCTTGAACCCGAAGGAGGAAGCAGACTTGACGTCCACTGTTACCCCATCAATGACACAATCTCGGTGGCCCTTGATCCCTTCAATCTCCATGGTGTCCTGCATACCAGTCACCTCATGACCAGCAGCCATTGCTAAGGAGATCATCAAGTCTTCGAGGATGTCCCCGAAGAGGAACTTGAACTTGGTACTAGGAGCTAGAACTTCTCCTCCTTCTGGGTTGTTGATTGAGTACCATAATTTTCTACGACAGGGGGTGCCAAGGTTACTCATACGTAGCCCCGGCTTCCAAGCGTTAGGGTCCTCCTCAGAACCCAGACGCTTAGCTGTTGTCTTGCCGACTGAAGAGGAGAAGAACTCATTGACTGCTGAGTCCCACCCCCCTTTGCCGTCTATGACAGCATTGATGTCGGCAACAAGTGTATCAAGAGACTTACCCACTTAGAACGGCACCTCTTCTGTCTCCTCAAAGACAGCTACCTCAGACACATGAACCTCATCGAGGCGAGTACCGGGCTTACCGAATGATGTGTCGTACACACTGAGGTGGACCTTACCTTTGGAGCCGTTGGGAATGATACCATCCTCTTCGAAGTTCCAAGGGGTACCGTCAGGGAGGAAGACACGAGGTGCGCCACTGGCCCATTCAAACTTGTCCTTAAACTTCCGTACAAACTTAACGGAGAGCCCATGTTCCTTCACTGAACCCTGCTTGAGTGATCCTGTTGCCTTCAGCTTGTCAAAGTTCTCCTTGTCTAGGAGGACATCCACACTACAGGCACCATCAAAGTCCTCATAGGTGCCACGTTGATCTCCTGCTGGTCCTGTGTACCCTTTGAGGTCACGGTTATCAGCAAATACTTTAGCCCATTCGAATGTGCCTTCGAGAATTACTTTACGTGTAGTCATTGTTTCTTTTCCTTCTTTAGTTCTTCTGTTGTTCTTCTAAGGTATTCTCTTCTTCCTTAAAAGAGTAGTAGAAATCTGTAAGGTACTCAGGTACCCAGTGTGTGTTCATTAAGAACTCGTAAGTTCCTTTCTCTTTCCTGTAAAGTTGTCCTTCAATCATTAAGTATCCCTTCCTCCTATTGTAATGTAGCATGGGGTATTACCTGTGTCAACCCCTTAAGCAAGTTCTTTTGGTATGCACCCTTCAACTCTGTCTTTCGGTACTCCATCAGTGCACCTCCTTCCAATTCTTTCCTACCTTCTTAGTGCCATCAAGGGAACACCTAAGACCTAGTAGTTCTCCTGTCTTTCTTATCGCCTCCACTTGGTGGTCCCCTACAATTTCTGCTACCTCCTTGGTGGGGCATTCTGTCACCCATTCATCATGAACAAAATCTAGTTGCTTAAATGGCACACCTGCTTCCTGAAGAGTTTTTCTCCAGAGTACATTGGCGTGTTTCATAATAACTGCTTCTCCGTTCTGTAAGTACCCAGCAAGCATCAGGTGCTCTGAGGAGCAGGGAACTCTACGTCCATCAAGGCCGATAAAGTAACCCCTTCGGGCATCTCGAGGGACTTGAAGGTGTTTAACTCGCTTGAGTTCAGGGAGACTATCAAGAAAGTTTGATACAGCACCCGATGCCTGAGGGATAGAGCAACCGAGTATTGCAGCAACTTTCGGTATCCCTGCACCGAGGAGCCAAGCGTAGATGAAAGTCTTTGCATCGTCTCTTGATTTACAGATTGGTCCGAGTGCGTCTTTGTTAACATTATGTATATCTGTTCCAAGTTTCTTATCTCCTCTCAAGATAGCATCAATGTA